CAGTCATATCCACTCTTGAACTCATGGCTAAATGCCGTGACAGGCGTAGGTATGCTGAACTCAATGCTGTCCTTGTGGCTGCATGCAAGCAGTTTTCCCGTGAAGCAGAAGCGATGGGAGCCCTGGACCTTGTGTCTAAGACCCAAAAGCCTGATTCAGTACCGCCGCCTCCTTTGGTTGGCGTTGAGCTGAACCCGGGCCCTCGCTCTCCTGCTGCATTGGTCAAAGCTGCTGCATCTGTCCTTAAACCGTTACTGAGCAAGACTGCGAAGAAACATAAGAAAACGAAGAAAGCCAAATCTTCAAACATGCTGAACGTCCAGGCCCATGGAAACGACGCGCGTGTCGTGACTGCTCCTGCTGCTATGAGCTTGGGTGTCTCCAACCGCATTCGTCGGTCAACATTGCCCAATTGTCGCGTCAAATTCGACGTGATTATTGGCTTTTTGAATACGACTGTCGGTGGAGCACCTATCATCAGCACGGCGTCTGGTTCAACGACTGGCGTCAATTCTATGGACCTGAATCCAGCGGTGGTGTTGAATGGAATCTCTGCTTGCGGTGCCAACATGTTCGCAATCGCTGCGTCTTTCATGAAACATCGTCTCCTGAGATACCGAATGCGTTACCAACCATTGTGCCCGAGTTCGACACCTGGTGGTTTCATTTTCGCGTTCTCACCTGACCCTTACATCGTTGGAGCTGGCGCTCTCAATGTTCCGAATATCGGCTCGCTGTACGACAACATCACTGTTGCCGCATGGCAACCGACGGAGTTGGAGTTCACTTCAGGAAACCCCCAACTCGAACTGTTCAATTTTCAAGCCTCCACAACTGACGCTGATGAGCGCCTTAGTGCAGGCGGGACTCTCCTCCTCACTGGCTCAGGCTTGACTGGTGCCACTACCTATGGTATGGTCAGTGCATCAGGAGAGTTGGAGTTCATCGGACTTGGGGATGAAAATACTCTCCAGTTCGACCGTTTGACACAAATTCTAGCAATGTCGCTGGGAGTGTCAACGGATGCTTCAAAGAACATCCGGATTAAGGAAATCCTGACTTCTGGCTATGACGATACATCGTCATCTTCGATCTCTTCTTCCTCTGCAAGTCTGGCCCCAGCTCCCAAGCCCCTTATACCACTCCGGGTTGCTGAGGCTTGCAAACAG